TTCCTCCAAGGTTAGTTTCATAAGTTCCTTGGTTGGTGGACTCATATCTTTAAATCCCTGTCCAAATGGAACAACGGTAAATCCCATGCCTTCAAGGTTTTGTACCATCTGGACTGCACCCCAACGGTCAAAGGCAATTTCTCGAATATTATATTTCTCACCAAGACTTTCAATAAACTTCTCAATGAAACCATAATGCACAACATTGCCTTCAGTAGTTTTAAGGTAACCTTGCTTTTCCCATACATCGTAGGGGACATGGTCACGATTGACTCTGAGATTAAGGGTTTCTTCCGGTAACCAAAAATAGGGAAGAACAACATATTTGTCATCTTCATCTTCCGGTGGAAACACGAGTACAAAGGCTGTTATATCTATGGAACTTGAAAGGTCTAGACCGCCATAGCAAACTCTTCCAAATAAGTCTTCTTCATTTACGGCAAAAGCACATTTATCCCACTTATCCATTGGCATCCATCTAACTGCTTGTTTGACCCATTGATTAAGTCTTAACTGCCTAAATGTATTCTCTTCTGCAGGATTTTGCTTTGCAGATTCACAAGCGGCTTTTACCTTGTCGATTCCCACGGTAATCCCTAGGCTTGGATTTGCTTTTTTCCATACTTTTGGATCAGTCCAATCATCAGATTCGTCTGCTCCATAAATAACTGGATAAAATGTAGGGTCAACCTTTCGCCCTTCCAAGAGGTCTTTCGCTTTTTGATGTGTCTCATAGCAGATAGATTTGGTGTCTGACCCTGCAGTGGTAATAAGAAAATACAGCGGTTGGGTTCTTGCATCACCAGAACCCTTGGTCATAACATCAAAGAGTTTTCTATTGGGCTGGGTATGAAGTTCATCAAAAACAACACCGTGTATATTAAAACCATGTTTTGAATAGGCTTCAGCTGAAAGCACTTGATAAAAACTATTTGTCGGCTGAAAAACAATACGCTTTGTTGCCGACAGGATCTTAACTCGTTTACTAAGTGCCGGACTCATACGCACCATATCAGCTGCAACTTCAAATACTATCGATGCTTGCTGACGATCTGCAGCACAACCATAAACCTCCGCTCTTTCTTCACCATCACCACAACAAAGAAGTAGGGCAACAGCAGCCGCAAGTTCTGATTTACCCATTTTCTTTGGTATCTCAATATAAGCTGTATTAAACTGTCTATATCCATTTGGTTTAAGTGTTCCAAAAATATCTCTGATAATTTGCTCTTGCCAATCTATGAGTTCAAAAGGCTTTCCTGACCATTTACCTTTGGTATGGCTTAAGCACTCAATAAAGTTGACCGCATAGTCTGCAGCATCTTTATCGTAATACGAGCCCTTTGCCATAAACGCTGTCGGTTTATATTTCTTCAGCTTTCTAATATGCGGTCACCTCCCAACAAGCATAAAAATAGACCTGCATCAAGCAAGCCTTATCATTCTATCCATACGAGAAACAGAGCCAATTTTGGCACTGTCCTCTGTTACTATTTAGTTGTGTGCTAGCAATAGGATTGCAAGCGCAATTTCTGCATCCTCATCCACAGGTTCAATGTCCCAGCCTCGGTCATAATTTGCAATAATCTTTCCTTTACGCTTAAGCATCAACTTAGAGATGCGTCCTTCGTCAATGCCAAATTCAGAACCTTTCTCATAGCACTTTACCCAATAATGAATGATACTGTCATGAACTTTGATGCTACCTTCTCTCCACATGGCTTTATTCCTCCTTACCGGTCAAAATGAAACGGGAATAAGCCCCAATGTTATCTGCAAGGTAAAGAAGCAACTCGTCATATCCTTCCCTTAGAGCAATTTCCTGTACTTTTCGTACATCAAACATATTGGTTTCACCTGTTTCACGAATAGCAAGAATCTGTTGTTTTATCTTATCTGTCATCGTGAATCCTCCTGCACAGGTCTTCGCCAAAAGCGACTGAGAGGCTGGAGCCTGAATCCCAACGCACCATAATAGAACCAATATCGTCTACTCCTACAACTGTTCCTTTTGTACCAATCTTTGGAGCTTGAATATCATCCATCTTTAATAGTTCTACTCGACATCCAGCAGGGTACTTCTCACGAAGGTTTAGCAGTTGTTCTTTACTGATTATCCTCATTTTTTACTCCTCCTTTGAATGCCGCAGAACCGGTTAGATTTCTGAGCAATATTTTTCGTTCTTCTTTATATTCTTTGCCAATAAATCCAAGGCGGAGCAAAAAGCATCTAAATGCGTATTTTTCATTTGAGATTTCCTTTTCTTTTGCAGTAATGCGTTTCTGGTTTCTTGCCATCTCGCAAAGCGCAGAAATAAAATGGTTGTAAGCCTTAACCTCTTCTGGTGTTGGTATTTCTTTAAACCATGGGAATGAAACTTCATCTTCAGAAATTTCAATCGGTAAGTCTTCTGCCTCAAGTGCATGACGGATAAGATCGCCTTTTGCCTCAACAATCGCTTTTAGGTTTTCAAGTGCCTTTTCTGTAAAGCTACTCCTTGACATTGATACGCAAAGGCTTAAAGCCTCACTGTCTGCGGTTTGTTTGCCCTCAGTGGCGTTAATTTGTTCCTCTGCGATAAAACCCTCCCTTGCCAAACACTGGGCCACGTTTTCGATTTTTTCGCCATCTGCCTTATCACTAAATTCAAGGCTCCCATTTTTGTCGATGATAAAGGAATCCACCTCGTAAGCCATGCTGGGCATTCCAAGGTACTTTGCTTTAACACCTGTGATGTCGCTAAGTGCTGTCACTAACCTCTTTCGCTCTGACCCTGTTACGTTATAATTAATGATCATGTACAAAACCTCCTTTGTTTTGGTATGTACATATATCACTCTAAAACACTTATTTATCAAGCTTTTTATCGCTAATTCAGAATAGAAATATGGATTAAGTATTTCCTTCTAATTGTGTATACCAGACAATGCCTGACAGCACAAAACATACATTTGGAAGGGCTACTCCGTTGCCCCACATCTTATATTCAGCAGAATCAGAATGCGGATTCTTTAGCCACTTAGATATTTGCTTTAGTGTCTTGGCTTTTGAATAACTGCCGGTCACTTTACGGTGTGTTTCAAATATGTCATACCAGGTGCGAAGGTCATCCATCGTTGGGTTTTCTATCCCTAAATCACTACACCACCAATCGGGGAAACCCTGCAGCCTTGCACACTCTGTTGGTGTCAATCTTCTGACTGTGTATTCTATACCGTCATTACCATTAATAAGCGGTGGATCTTTATAATCTGTGGCAACTAAAGTATTAGCAAGTTCTTTCTCGGCATTTGTAAAAAATGATGCCTTACTTGATGAGTAGGTAGGAGTTGCCACTGCACTGGGACCCTGTGCATTCAGTGTTGAACTTATCCCATCTTCTGTAATCCCAAGATTTCTAGCATAATTTTGACCACAGTTGAAAGACTCCCTGTCAATCGCATAAACGACAGCGTGCTTATCTACAGTATTTAAAGTAAAGCTGACTTCCTCATTAACACCATCACCTCGTGGGCCATTCTTGTCATCTCTGCCTATCATAGAGCCTTGCAAGGCATAACTTTCTACCACAGCAATACCACCTTGATTGCTATCCGGAGCATTGCCGGACGTATCAATGGTTCTTGCCGTATCACTTTCATAGACATTTGAACGTGCATTGATTGTTCCTTCTGAGGTGAATCGCACATCGTAGGTCTTAGGATTTTCCACAACAAATGGCTGATTGTTGCCGCCTGTTCCATAAGTTGCAGAAATAGTTGGTGCAACATCAATCGGCCCACTAAAACGAGTATCCTTTCCGTGATTATCAAAAACAGCCGAGTCCATAACACAAGGTGGATGATTTGACTTAGCACGAAGAGTACAAGTGATATCCTTTGTCACATCCATACGATTACCGCCCTGGTCATTTAAGCAGATTGTGCCTGCCTCTCCAGTGCTGTCTGCAATATAGCTGGCAGTACCTTGCCACGAGCGGATGCTCTCCTTAGAATACCCAGACAAGCCTTCTGACTTAAATAGTATTTCTCCGGCACCCCCACCTGCAAAATCTGCGACAAGGAAGATGCGTTTTCTTCGTTGGGGAACTCCCCAGTATTGAGCGTCAAGCACTCGCCAGGCAAGGGAGAAATGATCTCCCACAATAGTTCCTGCTTGTTTCCATTTATCAATTTTAGGAACTGATAAGGTTTCATCCTTGATGTGGCAGACGCCTTCAAGGACACATCTGAAATCTTCTCCTTTGTTTGATGAGAAGGCTCCAGGGACGTTTTCCCAGACAATATATCTTGGTTTTTTGCCATCTGTAGCACACCTCATTTCTTTTACAATTCGGATAGCCTCATAAAAAAGACTTGAACGTTTACCATCCAAGCCATCACGCTTACCTGCTATGGATAAATCTTGGCAAGGGGAGCCAAAGGTAATGATATCTACTGGCTCTATCTTGCTGCCATCCATGCAAGAGATATCACCGTAATGTTTTATAAAAGGCAGCCTTTTCGTTGTCACCCTAATAGGAAACGGTTCAATCTCCGATGCCCATACTGGGGTAATACCAGAAATTAAACCGCCTAAAGGAAAACCGCCCGAGCCGTCAAAAAGACTGCCAAGGGTTAGTTTATCCATCAGCGACCTCCAGTTCATCATAGTTGTAGCTTAGT